TGGCTAGCACAGGACGAATACCTTCGTGCGAAGTTCAGCGACCCGACGATTGACATCTTCAACGATCTGTCGGACGAGCTGTACGGTATCGGCAACTGGGTGAAGGAAGTCGAGCGCGTAAGGACGAAGGCGTTCTTCTACGGAATCGGCTACGGTCGGCAGCCTTGGTCTATTGCGCAAGAGTTCAATATGAAGCCGAAGGAGGCAGAGGAGCGCTATCACGCATTCATGGCCTTGATCCCTGACACCGTCAAGTGGCAGGAGAGCATCAAGGAACAGGTACTGTCAGGTCATGACCTAGTGACTCCCTTCGGTCGTCACCGCAGGTTCTGGTTGATCACCGAGGACAACAAGAAGGACGTGCTGAATGAAGCTCTCTCCTTCATCCCTCAGTCAACTGCCTCTGACGTCTGCCTCAAGAGTCTTATTCGGCTACGTCCCATGCTTCGAGGGAAGGCCTTCATTCGCCTTACTATTCACGACGCCCTTGTCGTCGAGTGTGCAGAAGAGCGACGAGAAGAAGTCGGACTCATCCTGAAGACAGTTATGGTTGAGGAGGCGGCGAAGCTTACTACCTATGTCCCCTTCACCGTTGACTTGTCCTACGGCAAGAGCTGGGGAGCCCTATAATGCACATCGCGAATGATCCTGACCTAGGCTGGTTGCTCCTGTATGCGGTCTCTCGACTGATCAAGGATCAGGGCTACGAAGACAATACTATGCGTATCACAGAGGAGGAGGTCCTAGCGGCGAGTAGGCGCACAGGTGTCACCGTTTGGCGCGAGGAGTTAAACAACTGGTGGGTGATCAAAGTTGTCGAACTCGCAGAGTGAGTTCCGTATCCACGGATATGCAGCACCCTTCGACGTGTGCGGCTTCAATCCCGACGAAGTTCCCGGAGAGAGATGCGGCGCTCCAGCTAAGTACATTTTCAAGATTCGTGGCATAACGGCGCTAGCCTTAGTATGCGAAGAGCACGCAGCAACAGAAGTGCGACAGTTTTCTGATTTGGAGTGGATCAAGACTTACGAGGGAGGAACGTGGATAGAAGAAGCCGCTAAATACTTCGACTAGACATCTGGAGAATTAGTGCCAAGAGGACAGCCGGCTAAGCAAGGCGATACTACTGTAGCACGGAACGGTTACCACTACACCAGAACCGAAACCAAGTGGCGACTGACACATCATCTGATTGCCGAGAAAGCTCTTGGTCGTCCGCTCACCAAAGAAGACCGAGCCGTCTTCAGGGACGGCGACCGAACGAACCTGGACCCTAGCAACATCGCAGTAGTCAAGAAGAGCAATGGTAAGTCGGTGCAAGCTCGAATCGCTATCCTCGATTCGAAGATCGCAGACCTGACCGCAGAGCGCGACCTACTCAAGCAGGAGTTGACGAAGAAGTGACTATCTCGAGGACAACGGCAAACCTTACCAATTACAAACCTAGCTCACTTGAGCTAGACATCTCGTTAAACTTTGTCTCTTGTAGGTCTAACTGAATTCAGATCAGCCCTAACAGAGTTATATAGCTTAAGGATCATGCTAGTTAGATTTAGATTGAAAGAGGTGAATACCATAGACTGCATGTCTTACGCAATCTCACGGCAGTACTCCTGGCGATTCATGAAGAACATGAACGCGGACCGATTCGTTGAGCTTTGGTCGGAGCAAAATGGGCTTTGCGCTATCTGCTTTAAGCTTCTACGACTAGGTAGTCGTGGGGTATCCGTAGATCACGATCATGGCTCTGGAGAAGTTCGAGGTCTACTCTGCGGGAACTGCAATACTGGCCTAGGGTTCTTCCAGGATGACTGTGCACTACTTGCTCGAGCTATCGAGTACCTATCCGCAACTTGAATCTAGCTCATCGGGACTTGAAGACAGAAGACCACAGGGCCTGGGTGTACTGGACAAGAATGAGGAGCAATGGACGTATGATGACTTGGGTGCTTTGGGAGGAAGACGGCGTGATGAAACGCCGAGAGGGAGACATGTGTGTCGTGCGCGTGGGACAGGTATTGCGTACATCCCAAGGAGAGCTCAAGGCGGTCAGCTCAGTCATAGACATCTCAGGCTACCAATGCGTTCAGATGGTGAGGTGTACGCGCAAGTGAAGATTTGCGGCTGGTGCGGCAGGAGGCTCTCTTGGTTCTTCGGAGGGAAACTGTGTAAGCCTTGCAGGGAACTGAAGGGGACAAAGCATCCAACGGTTGCACAAAGGGCAAAGGCGTATAAGTACATGGAACGGCTACCCAAGGATATCAAGCATGCTGTCGGTGGAGGTGGATGGTGGCAGAGGTGAGGTTCCTCATCACGGGCCGTCGTGGAGGAAAGACGAATACGCTTATCGACTCAATGCTACGGAATCCCTACGGGGTGGCCGTAGTAGTCGATGAGCAGCAGAGAGGTAGGTTGGTGCGCGAACTTCAGAATGCGCTACCTAGCACCAAGGGATACTGGGACCAACGTGTTCTCTGCGCAACTCGTGACATGAGCCTTCACGGCAGCTACTATGGCCTACGCGGACGTAACGGCCCAATTGATCTGTACATCGATAACTTGGACATGATCTTGAACATGATGTTCCCGAACGTACAGAACATCACAGCTATGGCAACCGGGTACACGATTGAACCGGTGCCGTACTCGGTCGAGCATTACCTTGAGCAGCGGAGAAGGGCGACGGATGAAGATCGTTTGGATTGATCCTGGCGGAACAGCCGGGTGGACAGTCTACGAGAGGACAATGACTAACTACTATGGCGACATCACCGCACACGAGAACTGGTCCTGTGGACACCTGGAGCCCGAAAACGAACCGCATCACTTAGAACTACTCAGGTTCCTAGAAAGCCATATCGGGAAGAATACAGTCTTCGGATGCGAGTCGTATCAGATCGCACCTATGCCAACGGCCGATCACTACCTAGCCATCGAAGACATTGGCGTAGTCAAGCTCTTCGCGGCGATGCATCGTGAGCATATCGTCTGGCAGGGTGCACAGTTTCAGGATCCGAAGGTCTGGACTCCCGCCAAGATGAAGAAGCTAGGCGTGTACAAGCCGGGTGATGCATACAAGCACGCCATGTCGGCTACAAGGCACGTCCTGCACTACCTCGTCCATGTCCAGTACCGCAACGACCTCCTGATGAGGCTGCGATGAGGTATCAAAGAGAGCTGGACATACTTCGAGAGTGCGTGGATATACGCTTGACAAAATCGCAGCGCTGGGTTCTCGTATGCAGCGGGAATGATAGTCCCATGGAGAAGATCATGGAGACGTGGCCCCTCACTTATGCTACCTTCGAAGACGCAGAGATCTCCAGGGAGAAGTACATACGCAACGTCTGGAGGGAAGCGATGGAGCGAGCCCGAGGTAGGGTATGAGCGTATGCGGATTCCATAGCTGCCCTATCGACTATCCAGGACACAGCGTCAAGTCGAAGACACATCGTTGGGATGGTAGTCTGATAACCTTTGGCACACCGCGCGTAGGCCTAGCAGTCTGCAGGCCAGGCGGCCAGATACATAAGGCGACTAGGGTGCTCATCCGTTGGAACATGCCGCCCTATCCGGAAATGGATTGGCATGTCGCTTGTGGAGTACGGAAGTTCAGCAGATATTGGCCAGTACCACTAAGCGCCTTGAATAACTACAATGCCTGCCGCAAGTGCTTCGGAGCCTGTCGACCTCGGAGGTAGCATGAACTGGCGAATTGAATGGCTAGATGGCAAAGTCAAGTGCTACGAGGGGGAGCTCTCTATCCGCGACTTCGTTCTGTCAATCCATAAGTGTCGTAACACCTACGGGTTCGGTGGTGAACTGGTCGTATCTATTCCTACCACCAGCCTACGTGAGTGGCGGCCATCGAATGTGCAGTAAGCATAAGGCAACCCCCCACCGGAAGGATCACCGTCCCGCAACGGTGCAGTGGGGGGTCGCCCGTCAGTTGGCCTACCGAGTGTCAGGAGGCTTCGGCATGTTGCCTGTCACGGTGAAGTCGTTCATCACGGAGGTGTTCGAACCCGTAGCGGCAGTAGTCGACACGATAGCCAATCCCTCCTTGGCTGCTTCGGCCTGGGCCGCAGGGTCACTCCGAACGGTGTGCGCAGTCTGGTACTGAGTCAGGAACGAGAGCAGCCCCGGAATCAGTAGGATGAAGATGAACTGGACGCTCGCAGGCAGCGACCCCAATGTCTCCGAGCCGTTGATGGCGTTCAGGGCAGCGATTGCGGCAGCCGTCGCGGTAGTAGTGATCGTACCTACGATGACCTTCTTCTCGACCTTCATGTTACGCCTCCAGGCGCTTCGCTGCGTCGTCGTTGATCGCCTTCACGAGCGCGGCTGTGTCGAACTGGCCACCGGTCTGCAAGAACTGATCGACCTTGGTGCTGAGCGCGACCACGGTGTCAGTGGTCCGTGCCAACATTGTCTGCAGCTGGTCGACCTTGCTCTGGAAGGTCGCCACGTCTGTGCGGAGTTGCTTCTGGGCACTCGTGATTGCCTGCAGGTTGTCCGGGTGAGTACCTTTGTCCTTGGCAGGGTCACGGTCGTCGCCGTACATGAGTAGGGCGAAAGCGTTGTCGAGGTATGCCTTGGTCTCTGCGTCCACGATACTGAGGTCCTCCTCCATTTTGGGGAGCCAATCGTTTACTACGCGATTGGCATCGGTACTCGGGATACCAGGAAGGTTGGCGTGGTCAGTGAACTGCACTGCCACAACTTGATCCTGTGTCCATCCTGCGGGAAGCTCGATGGTATCCGGCGTGGTGTCGGAGATCCAGAACTTTCGCCATCCCGGCGGTAGGTCGGAAGCTACGATCCGTGCAGGCCCCGTGAACCACTTTCCTGAGTAGTATAGGCCCTGAGTGATACCTGCGCGGACGGCTTCCTGAGTGAACTCGATGGTTCGCTGCCGAGCCAAGTTCAACATCGCATTCGTACGATTGTCTTCCTGGTCGTAGCAGAGTCGGTCGCGGGTACCTAATCCGCCTGCAGCTTGCACCTGCGACCAGAACCAGTCGAACTCCTGGCCACCATGGTTGTTGTTCCGCGCGAAGTGGTAGGCTACGCGGGCTAGCCCCAATTCACCTGCTTGCGCCCAACGGTCAGCGAATGTGTTATCCACAAACCGTAGGGATCCATCCCGTGCGCCGCCTGTTGCCTTCATGACGACACGATCATACCCCGCTGCCCTGTATGCAACGAGATCCACGTCCGACTGATAATGCGAGATGTCAGCAAACGTGATTACCATGGGCTCACCTCCTTCAGGCTCTCCCCTCACGATCTTGTCGCTGAACTTCCTCGTCCTCCTTTCTAATCGTATACCGCTTGAACCTTAGCCAGACGAAGATCCAGATCCGCCACCACAAAGCGCCTGCATATATGGTCAGCAGAGCGACCGTGATGACCTTCTCGTACGGCACCTTGGGTCCAACGAACAGACCCCACGTCGACAGGGCGAAGATGCCGAAGTTGACCAGGCTGAAGACCATCAGGTTCTGACCGATCTGCGTAGCCCACCAACGCGCCTCCAGTGCATACATAACCACGAAGGCAAAAGAACCGAGTAGGCCAATTAGTTCGAGCACCTTGATGGTAGCTATGTACATCATGTACCCCTAAAGATCTGCCCGATAGTGTAGGCAAAGTGGTTCTGCCTACGCGACTCAGCCAGCGAGTCAACGACCCTGCGAACCTCGGGCCACTGGCTCTTCGCGTCGTCCAGGTGGCCCTGGGCGTCAGCGACCGCCTTCTTCGCGTCTTCCCTGCCGTTCACGTACCTTTTTCCTGCCTTTGGTGTATCCTTCTTCCACCACTTCATGGAGCCCTTCTCTCCGGCGATGGATACGTGACGAGCGCCCGGATGAACTGATCGGTTGTCTTTGCCAGCTCGAGAAGTTCGCCTACCTGATTTGACGACACCTCCCTTGCAGCCTCGGACTTCTCATAGGCACTTCTCCAGGTGATAACCTCTTCACGCATCTCAGCTATACGCTCATCGCGGTCAGACCGGATGTCTGAGACGACACGACGAGGCACGAGCCGTCCGGTTAGGATCAATCCGAACACAATTGCCAAAACACCAACGGCGCCACCCTGTACAAAGAACGAAGGAACTGTAAAAGTCTCTGCGCCCCTAATTACTACAGACGCTACCATGCTACTCCCTACGCCGGCCCCTGGGTGAAGAACACAGGCCTAATGGTGAACGTACCGGCCCCCGCAGTCCGTCGTGCACGAATATCTAGGCGCTGGATTGTATCGAAAGCATTGGGGAGGTAGTGTGGGTAGTTCGAGCCTGTATCGAATTCGGTGTTGACCGTAGTACCGGTAGGTACTGCCGTCGGGTTTACTGTTGCGCCACCGAAACCAGTTAGCGCTGTGCCTGTATCGGTATTGAAGATTTGCACCTCACCTGAAGTTGTACCGTCAGAACAGCGCGCCAGGAAGAGTAGCCTGCATGTAGCATTCATCCGAATGAACTCGGAGACGAACAGAGAGACAAAGGTTCCTGATGTGGTGCTTGCCTCAACTGGTGTGGAGGTCAGTGTCAGTGCGATCGGAATGATCGGTGCGCGGGCACCAGAGGACAGGTAGTTCTCGCCTGCGACGATATGACCAGCACGATCAAGTAGCTGTAGCGTCTGAAAAGTATCAGGTGCGAACTGTCGCCGCACGACAATGGCAGGCGAACCGTCATCGTGGTTGATCGTCACACCACGGTCGCCTAGTGCCTGGTCACCGATCTGGAAAAGGGCTGTGACACCATCTTGTCCGTAGAAGGTGATCGCGCCGTCTGTGTTGACGACGTTCACTACTCGGCCAGTCTTCTCCAGAATCGAGATGCGCCTCTCTAGACGCTTGTACTTGTCAGTAAGATCTTCCGGCACGTTGTGGGAGCTACCTGGCATCACTCGCTCCCTTCGATAACGAGCTGTACGGTGTCCGTGGACTCGGAGGACGATGGCGTAACTGTCCAGCCAATTACGCGCCAAGTGTTGACGTAGCCGCTAGGGAACCTGTAGTCAGTTAGGTCGAACCTTGCGAAGTCGCCTAGACCGTAGCTACCGAACTGCGGATCTGCTTTCGGATCGACCTGGAAAGTCGGTACCGTGATCGGTGTCCTGCGCCTTACTACGTCAGCGCGAATCCTCGAGGACAGTAGTGCTGCGGTCTCGATGTCCTTGAAGGACTCGACGTCTTCTAGGATCGGATAGCCGGCAGTGAGAAGGTCCGCATTGCTCGCACTCGTCTGGATCGCTGCCGCACCGTCACCCTTTCCTACACCATACAGTGTAGTCGTACTGCTTCCAGCGCTTTCAGGGAACCAGTAGTTCTCGATCGACCCCGGATACTGGAAGACCAGGCCTGTGTTATTCTGCATTGCTCCGAGAGGTCGTCCGATGAGTAGCGTCTTGGTCGGTATCATGCCGCTGTCATACGCTACTTGGATGTAGAAGTCGAATCCCGTGTCTGCACTGGCGAGGTCATCAATTGCCTGACCTGCGTTACTGTACTCGTAGCCACTAAACGTCTTGCTAATTGGCTGCGTAGTAGTGAAGGCGCCAGGAACAATTACGTCGATGTCACCTCGAGGATCTGCCTGAGCCGTATTCCAAATGCTTCTGGCTATGTTCATCGGGTCGACGGTATTGAATACTGCAGTCGCCTTGATGACACGCTTGTGCAGGTATGACTCGAACGTCTCAGCATACACCTGCATGCTTCGACTCTGTGACTGATAAGTCCTACTCCAGATGATCCCACCCCAAATTAATGCGCCATCACGATCGATGTACAGCGAGGTACGACCGGGAAGAGTGGCATCGAGAAGACCTTGGGATGTCTTGCGCTCGTCATCTAGTCGGAAGGTGCCCGTGAAGGTGCCAACTGAGGACAGCTGCCGATCGAAGCTTACACCGTACATAGGTACATCGTCGATCTGCTGATTGGTCAGCAGATCGTACGTGTAGTAGGTGTACCTCGGCACGCTTACCTCCTACTTCAGAATAGCCGTGTACGTGGCACCGATAGAAGTACCACTCGTCGAAACTGAGTTACCGCTGGGGAAGACAACACCGCGGTAGCTAAAGCCTGTAGTAGTGATGGTGAACACGCTCGCATATACTACCGTGTTACCCGTTAGGAGACCCACTGATAGGTGTACGGCTGTAGGTGCGGAGGGGAACGTGAAGTTGAACGACGCCGTCCGCGAAGTGTTGTCGGGGATAATCGTGATTGCACCGACATCGATGATGGGCGTCTGGCGAGCCCACGCTGCGCTGTCCCAGTAGTACAGGAGCTTCGTGTCCGTCTCATATACGTACTGACCTGTTGCAACATTCGACAACAGTGTACGCGTAGCGGACGTCGCAACGATAATCCCGCCAGCGGCTGTCAGCGCTTGGCGCTTGTCGGTAATGTTAGCGTTCACGATTGCCGTCACTGCGGCAGCTACCGAAACCTGCGCCAGGATGATCGAGTTCGCAGGAGCCGCAGGTGCAACAGGAGAACCAGCTGCGGTACCTGTCACTACTGCCAGGCTCCAAGCATTGGTACCGCCAGAGTAGAACGCATCCTGAACCTTTGCGACGACGAGGTCGATTCGTCCCAGCGTAGGGTTGGATGCTGCAATGGCCAGCACCACGTTGGCATCATTGGCTGCGAAGTAACTTCCCTGGAAGGTATTTTCCGATCCTGGAATGAGTGCCTGCCCGGCAGCGATCTTGACGTTCATGTCGCTGCCAGTATTCTGCGTGACCTTCAGGTCGAGACCATCAGTAATACGCACACCACCCTGAGTACCGAAGGACGTAGTCTTCGGTGCTGCAAGGCCCTGCAGCGCAAGGCGATCGTTCTGTGCGGTGTGATCGGTACGGTTCTGAAGATCGGCCGCGGGGTTCAGTTCCGTCATCGGTATGCATCCTTCCAAGTAATGCTCAGCTGCGAAGCTGTCTGAGTAGACGCGTTGTAGCGCAGCTGATTGACACCCGGCTGCAAGAGGAACCAAGTAGACCCTGGCGCCCAGAGATTACGTCGATTACCTGTACCATTTAGAACAACGGTCCGCTTCCCCAAGTCGACTGTCAGTACGTCGCTGACAGATAGAGAAATTAGGATCTTGATGTTAGCACCGGCAGTGTCGCTAATGATCTGCGGATTGGTAACCGGTCCAGTCATACTAAGGACAGCAGGCGCTGGCTTATTACCACCATTGGTGACGTTGATCAGACCAGAAGCAGAAGTACCACCGTAGCTCAATGGGTAGAGCTTGTTGTATGCACGACCAGTAGTAGCCGCGGGTGGAAGAGTTGCGACTACCGTTTGGGAGGCTGAAGCGTAGATCGTCGGATCGCCTGCCTGGAGCTGAATCTGAAACGGTGTAGTGCCTAGGCGCCTCGCCTGGTCCCAGTCGTAGCGGAGTCCTACAATGGGCTTGCAGTAGACCACACGCTGCGGGACACCAGGCGGCTTGAAGTAAAAGGGTAGCGATGTTAGAACAGGTGCATAGTTGCCCTTCAAGCTGTCCAGATAGGCTTCGAGTGCGCCATCACCATAGATAGTCCCTTCGATGACAATGGTCCGAATAGACTCGTTGTCTGCCTCGACAACACCACCGTCGATACCTTCTGTGTCCTTGTTGGTCGTTCGGTAGGGCGCGTTGTCAAGGCCCGACACTCGCAGAACGTCGACAAAGGGCTGGACCGCAATATCCTGATTCAGTAGTACACCAGTGTCAGTGTACTGGAAGGTGTTGTCGGCGAGAACTGGCGCTACCACTATGCACCCACCTTCTGACCGATTAGCCAACCAAGATCAGCGGAGTGCTTCTCAGGACTAATCTCCTGCGTCTTGATGTTGAAGGTTTGGTGCACTTCCGCAGGACCCATTCGGCTGCGAAGGCTTCCTGGACCAGCAGCAAGTGTAGGTGACATCCCATGAAGTCCGCCAGGACGGAAGCCAGCCATCTTGCCCACTGCACCGCCAACTCGATCAAGTGAGGATTCAATGCCGCGAGCGAAGCCTTCACCGAACATTGCGCCGTAGTAGTGCGAGAGCTTCGAAGGTGACTGCACAGCAATCATCTTGTTCAGACTCTTTGCCTTCTGCGCAAGGTCAGCAACAGCGCCAGCAACACGGTGGCCCTTGGAGTCGATACCTGTCGCGAACCCTTCACCAAGACCCTTACCAGCATTATTGCCGAGGTTGTAAGCCTCGTACGCGAACTTGTTCATGGTGCGCTCGATTCCGTCCTTCATCTTCACTACCGAATCATGTGCACCCTTCAGCTTCGGACCAAGACCTGGCACCCAGCCAAATGCAGCGGAAACAGCACCCGTGACCTTGATCGCCATGTCTAGCACTGCGAGCACCAGAGGCTTCAGAGCGTACACGATAATGTAGTAGACGGCCTTGCCGAACACGCCCTCAATCGCCTGCCAAGCCAAAGTGGCGAGGTTTACGAATACACTAATTGGAACCATCAACAGCTCGAAGCCGGCCTTGAAGATACCCTTCAGGACACTCCAGATGCCAGATGCTATCTTCTTGATGCCTAGCCACATCTGATGCCAGTCACCCGTGAAGAGGCCGACGAAGACCTGGATGATACCTTCGATGATCTGAAGCGCACCACCAATGACGCCCTTAATCAGCTCCCACGCTGCCTTAAGGACGTGTACTAGTGCATCACCAAATACGAACCAGATGCGCTTGATGACTTCGACGCCGAAATTAAAGGCGCCCTTAACGAAGTCCCATCCAGCCTTGGCAACGTCCTTAATTACCTGCCAGCTGACTACCCAGACGCGCTGGATCACACCCCACGCAGCACTAGTCGCAGTACTGATCACCATCCAAGCGAAGTTCCAGGCAGTGACAATGACCTTCCAGGCACCCTTCGTGATGCCTGAGATGATCGACCAGCTGACCTGCCAGACGTTCTTAATCACGTTCCAGACTGCCTTGGTGATACCTTCGATAAGCGCCCACGCGCGAATGAAGGTAGCAACCATCGGCGGCCAGATCTGGTGCCACCATTCCTTAAGTTCAGTCCACTTCGACTTGAAGAAGTCAATGACGTCTCGGACGATCGGCATAAGGTTCTTGTCGAACCAATCCGAGAATGCATGGAACGCGGGACTGAGCTTCGCTACGAGCCAATCGCGCACGGCCCTGAAAGCTCCGACGATCTTATCACGAACTGCGTCAAAGGTCCTTACGACCCAGTCGCGCACAGCGCCAAAGGTAGCAGCCGTCCAGGTGCTGATCGTCCTGTACGCACCGACGATCGCATCCTTTGCGTAGTTGAACCCTGCAACTAGCTTATCGGCGATCCAATGGTACAGCTCCATGGTCGCCTTCTTGATCGTCCCCCAGTGCTTGACTAGCAGAACGACGACTACGATGACTGCGACAATGACCGCGATAACGATTGCAACGGTTGCTGCTACGGCCCCAAGAGTGGTACCTGCTGCGACTGCTGCGGCACTCATTAGGATGAACACGCCTGTAAGGGTCATCACGATGCCGATCACGACGAGCAGTACCGAAGTGATCAGGAGGGCCCAACCGATAAACCGCTTCACAGTCGGGTTCAAACTGTTCCATGCAGCCAGAAGCCTACTAATTCCGCCAATCAACTTGATTAGGACAGGCAGGAATTGTTCGCCCAACTGTACCTTGAAGATCTCCCAGCGGTTCTTGAGTAGCTGCGTCCGGGTAGCTGCAGTGTCGGCCATTGTCTTGTAGGCCGAATCTGCTACACCTGTCGCATGGTACATGTCCTTGGTGAGTTGAGTGAACTGCTTCGCAGCTGTACCACTCTTCAGCACGAGGTCGAAGAACCGCCGAGCTTGAATAGTACCACCAGAACCCGCAAAGAGTGACTGCAGCGCAGCAGCACGCTGAGGATCAGTTAGGCCTGCGAGCTTCTTCTGCATCTCGTTGATGATGTCAACAAGGGGACGGAACCTGCCCTTTGCATCGAGCGCACTTACGCCTAGGCTCTTGGTGAACTCCTTCACACTCTGACCGGAGTCGCTAGCCATCTTCTGCATGCCCTTAGGTCCGAGCACTGCAGCGACGATGTCACCCATCTTCGACAGCTTGCCGACGGTCTTGGAGTTCGAGATCGCATCTAGCGCACGACCAGCAGACGCGGTGGCCATCGCAGCAGATAGGCCATTACGAGTCAGGAACGCGAGCATGCCGCCCAGCTGCTGATACGACTGGCCTGCACGTGCGGCAGAAGGAATGGACCTACCGATCGTTGATGCGAACTGTTCGTACGTTCCAACGCCCTTTCGGACCAGCTGGAACTGGAAGTCCATGATGTCGTTGACCTTCTTGGCAGGTACATGGAATGCATTCATGATCGCGATGGTTGCGCGACCCGATGTCTGAATGCTTACCTGCCCTGCAACGGCGGTCTTAGCGAACGCGCGCAGAAGGGTCTCAGAGTCGACGACACTGACATCCATGGACGAGAAGATGTCATACAGCGAAGCCTGAAGTTCTTCGAACGGTGCACCCACCTGAGCACCAATGCGCTTGCCGATGTCAGCGATCTGCTTCAGGCTTACGCCTGTCTGATCGATCTGCGTACGCGTAAGAGCAACCTGCTTCTGGTACTCAGTGAAGGCCTTGGTAGAGTCGTACGCAAACTTCAGGCCTACACCGCCAGCGAAGATAGTGGCGACACCGATGCCTGCTAGGGACGATGCAATCGCTTGCTGCCGTGCAACCTGCAGTTCACGCTTCTCAGACTCTTCGGCCATCGTACGCATTGCGAGCCGATGAGTATCTGCTAGCTGGGCAGCCTCATTCTGCAGGAGCCTAACACGCATACCACCCTGCTGACGCGCTTCACCAATAGCCAGACGTGCCTGCGCCAGTCGCTTCTGCTCGTCCTTAGTCAGTTTCCCTGTTGCGATACGCTGCGCAGTAAGTGCATTGATCGTCTGCTGATGTCCGAGGACGGTGCTGGCGGTAGCAAGCTGCTCCGCGCGTATACGTGCGCGAAGATCGTTTGCTACCGCCATCTGCCCCGCTGACGAGACCTTGCTCAGAGCTGTCAAGTTCTTGGAGAAGTTACCCAGCGTACGGGAAGCCTCATCCCTTGCTCGAAGGATGAGGAATAGCTCCCTTGTGCTGAGTGCCATGTTTGCCGCTCCTCACACCTTCGGTAGCGACCGCTGTTGGTCCTTTACATCTCTTTCCTGCCGCTCTGCCTGCGCCTCTAGTACGCCCATCATCAGGTAAATATGGTAACTGTCCTGATCAAGCACACCCCCAGCTCGTGGAAGCGTTCCGAAGTTCTGGCAAAGCACTGTCATCTGGATCGCTGTCGCTACTTCGTCATCCGGCTCTCGACTGAGAACAATGGACGCGCGGCAGCGACCTAGGAATTTCCCTCCGGGTTGCTCTCGTCTTCCTCTTCGAAGTTGTTGAGCCTGTCGATGTAGAGGTTGATCTCTTCGCCGATCCGCCCATTCAGCGCTTCGACATCCCTCGAGTTCTTGAAGTCGAGTAGGCGATCGTTGGCATCGGTAAGATTGTGCTCGACGATGCAGCGGGCGAAGTCGAAGAGTGCGGTCTGCCTCGACATCATGTCGAGTTCAGCCTTGACGTCCTTACTGCCCTTGCTGGTCAGCACCTGCATCTTCGAGACCATCGCTTGCCGTGCAAGCTTGTCGCCGTACGACATGCGCTGCAAGACGACGTAGCCGTCAGGCGGAGCCGACTTCAAGTCGAACCTGTCCGTGTCGTCAAGATTCGTACCTACTGGCATCTTGTCCTCCTTCTGGACATTTAACGCTTTGCTTGCCTTGAGGTTAATTCATGCGGGAGATTTACTGGGAGATTTAACCTCAGACGATGTTCTCCTGGGTCTTCACGATGATGCTGTACGCCTTACTCGTCGCAGGGTCGTACGTGCCCTGGTAGGACAGGCTCGCCCTCACTAGGTCACCCTGGCCGGACAGGCCTACCTCGTACGTGTCCTTGATCACAGTAGGCGCATCGAGCTGGATGAGGTTGTTGGCACCCTTGGTAGCAACCAGCGTCAGGCTCTGCGCAGTCAACGCCTTGTAGGCGTCGTAGTCAGTCCTGTTGAGGAAGTCACGCTCCGTGGTGATCTGAACACTGCGCTCGCCGTACTTGACGAACTGCGCACCACGGCCCGTGTTCTTCAGACGGAACTGCGGCTCGGCGTTGTCGTTGACACTGAACTCGAACGTGTCGACGTCGAACACCTGGGTAGCAGTAGGCATCTGAATGTTGTACTGTCCTGCACCGAAAGGCACAGTGGTTGTGTAGGTAGGCACAGGAAGGGTCTGCGACGCTTCGTCGCTGCCGATGAGCGAGCAGGAGTAGATCAGGAGTCCGGAGTCGATCGTGTACTTGTAGCTACTGACAACACATCCGACGTACGCGAACACGGCACCGTTTCGAATAACCGTAATCGACAGAGTATCCGAAGGCGGCGAGCCGCTTGCCGTAGGCGTGAAGGTGTAAATGAAGTTCGGCGACGTACCCGACTTCGCGCAGGTCAGTCGCGATGCGAAGTGGAAGTACGGAACGACGTCTTCGAGCGCCTCGATCTCGATGTCGCCCTCGACGTGCACGTCACCAGAGACACCACCGAGCACGTCGACGTTCTGGCGAATTGGACGACGCCAGACAGTGTCCTGCACGTACTTCAAGCTCTCCGACCTGAATGGGAAGAACTTAGTCGGAGCCACATACGTGTTGGCATTCTGCGCCGAGTTGAGCAAGGGAAAAGCGCCTGTAGGAGAACCCGGTGACGTATCGATGTCAGTGATGACAGCACCAACCGTCTTGTACAGGAGCTCCGTACCTGTTGCACCGCCAGCAGCGGTCTTGTACAGCTTGTAGCCAGTTGCCCCTGCAACAGCAGCCCACGTTACGGTGACCGTTGAGGTCGAACCTGTAGTGACGATCGTCTGCTCGTTGCTGGCACCAGTCTCCCCGGCAGCGTTGATGGCAGTGACGACATACTTGTAGGTGCCGGCAGTAATCGTACCACCGGTAGTGGCTGTTGCCAACGCGGACTGCACAGGCGCCGGAAGCTGCTCAAAGGCAATGCCCATGAACCCGCCGCCGCCAATACCGAAGCTCGTCATTCGATCATTCCCCCTCTGCTACGTCGTCGTCCACGATGGACAGCCCGTATGGGAGATCGGCTACGACGAGCTCACCATCTTCACCTACCGTTGTGTTGTCTTCGAGCCATCGATCGAATGCCTCTTCCTCCATGTCGAAGGTCGAACCATTGGCGAAAAGACCCCAGCCGGGTACATCTACGTCCACAGGGCCTGAATTCGGGAGGTTGACTAGGATCTTGGGCATGTTACCGTCCTAGAAGCTCAGTGGGAGGTTGGTCTTGGTTGTGCCCACGAATGTCAGGCGCGAAGTTCTGTAGAGTGAGCCTTTGCCTCGTTCGGCATATCCGGATTCAATCGACTGTACGAGACAGTGAATCACAAGGCCGCCGAACTGAGGATCGCTGTGTAGCAACGTTTCGACTGCCTCAGCTCGCTGGATGGACTGCTCCAGAGTGACCTGTACATCATCTACAAGGGCATGGTAGATGAGGATGTACACCTGAATCTCGTTCAGCGTCCTCCGAGGCGCACCATCTAGGACTCTTGTCTTGTCAACTGGCTCGACACAGGCGGCAGGCACGCGAGGAATCTTGCCTTGATCACCGAAGTAGACATCCATGATGTCGAGCGCCAGCAGGTTGTCCTGGATTCGGTCACGTACAGCTTGTGAGAAGACGAGGAGGCTGTCAGTGTTATCTGCCACTGCTTACACCCCCACTTTGAACTTGGCCTTCGCAACGCGCTCACCCAACCAGAGCGAGAACACGTACTCGATCGCCTTCGCATCTTCGGGTTGAATGAGTACGAACTGCCGCTGAGGAATATTGGCCTTCTTCTCCGAACCTGTACCTGTTG